ACCGGATGGCCGCGCGATTTTTTTTGGGTGGGCCCTTGGCCAATCAGATGATGCGCTGAAAGCTTAAATAAATCTCCCGCCCTTATAAATACTTCGGGCCTAAGTATCCGCTTTGAAAATGTGGGATCCACTTGTAAACGAGTTCCCCGAGACGGTTCATGGTTTTCGGTGCATGCTTTCTATCAAATATCTTCAGTTGCTCTCTGAAGGTTATTCTCCAGATACGGTAGGTTACGATCTAATACGTGAATTAATTGCAATTTTGCGTTCCAGGAATTATGTCGAAGCGTCCTGCAGATATCGTAATTTCTACCCCCGCGTCGAAGGTTCGTCGTCGTCTGAACTTCGACAGTCCTTACTCAACCCGTGTAGTAACTGTCCCTACTGTCCGCGCCACAAAATCTCGAATGTGGGCGAACCGGCCCATGAATCGAAAGCCCAGAATGTACAGGATGTACAAAAGCCCTGATGTTCCTCGTGGTTGTGAGGGTCCATGTAAGGTCCAATCTTTTGATGCGAAGAACGATATTGGTCACATGGGTAAGGTGGTATGTTTGTCCGATGTAACTAGGGGAATGGGTTTGACTCATCGTGTTGGTAAACGTTTCTGCGTTAAGTCGTTGTATTTTGTTGGCAAGATCTGGATGGATGAAAATATCAAGGTTAAGAATCACACTAACACCGTTTTGTTTTGGATTGTTCGAGATAGGCGTCCTACTGGCACTCCTAATGACTTTCAGCAGGTTTTTAATGTGTATGATAATGAACCGTCTACTGCGACTGTTAAGAATGACCAACGTGATCGCTATCAAGTCTTGCGGAGGTTTCAGGCAACGGTGACTGGTGGACAATATGCAGCTAAGGAACAGGCTATCATTAGGAGATTTTATCGTGTTAATAATTATGTAGTTTATAATCATCAGGAAGCTGGGAAGTACGAGAATCACACTGAGAATGCTTTGTTGTTGTATATGGCATGTACTCATGCCTCTAATCCTGTGTATGCTACTTTGAAAGTGAGGAGTTATTTTTATGACTCTGTCACGAATTAATAAAGATTAAATTTTATTTCTGAATTCATGTCTACATACATAGTTTGTTCTATTTTTTTCCATAATACATGATCTATAGCCCTAATAATTGAATTAATGGAGATTACACCCAGATTGTTTAGATATTTGAGGACTTGGGTTTTGAATACCCTTAAGAAAAGACCAGTCCGAGGGTGTAAGGTCGTCCATATTCGGTAGGTCAGAAAACACTTGTGCACTTCCAGAGCTCTCCGAAGGTTGTAGTTGAATTGGATCCTGATTGTTATTATGTCCATGTTCATCGTGAATGGACGGTTGTCGTGGTTGAGGATCTTGAAATAGAGGGGATTTGGAACCTCCCAGATATAGGCGCCATTCCATGCTTGAGCTGCAGTGATGGGTTCCCCTGTGCGTAAATCCATGGTTGAAGCAGTTGATTGACAGGTAATAAGAGCACCCGCATTCAAGATCTACTCTCCTCCTCCTGTTGCGTCTCTTCGCTTCCCTGTGCTGTACTTTGATTGGAACCTGAGTACAGTGGTCTTTCGAGGGTGATGAAGATCGCATTCTTGAGAGTCCAGTTCTTTAGTGCGGTGTTCTTCTCCTCGTCGAGGAATTCTTTATAACTGCTGTTGGGGCCAGGATTGCACAGGAAGATTGTCGGTATTCCGCCTTTAATTTGAACTGGCTTTCCGTATTTCGTATTTGATTGCCAGTCCCGTTGGGCCCCCATGAATTCTTTAAAGTGTTTGAGGAAGTGGGGATCTACGTCATCAATGACGTTGTACCAAGCATCGTTGCTGTAGACCTTTGGGCTTAGATCCAAATGGCCACATAGATAGTTGTGTGGGCCTAGAGACCTAGCCCACATCGTCTTCCCGGTACGACTGTCTCCCTCAATCACTATACTCATTGGTCTTAGGGGCCGCGCAGCGGCGTCGACGACGTTCTCGGACGCCCACTCTTCAAGTTCTTCTGGAACTTGATCGAACGAAGAAGAAGAAAAAGGAGAAACATAAACCTCCAGCGGAGGTGTAAAAATCCTATCTAAATTAGCATTTAAATTATGAAATTGTAATACATAATCCTTAGGGGCTAATTCCCTAAGTACGCTAAGAGCCTCTGACTTATTGCCTGTGTTAAGTGCTGCTGCGTAAGCGTCGTTGGCTGATTGTTGACCTCCTCTTGCAGATCGCCCATCGATCTGAAATTCTCCCCATTCGAGAATGTCTCCGTCCTTGTGGATGTAGGACTTGACGTCGGAGCTGGATTTAGCTCCCTGAATGTTTGGATGGAAATGTGCTGACCTGGTTGGGGATACCAGGTCGAAGAATCGGTTATTTTTGCATTGGAATTTGCCCTCGAACTGGATGAGCACGTGCAAATGAGGTTCCCCATTTTCATGAAACTCTCTGCATATTTTGATGTATTTTTTGGAAGTTGGGGTTTGAAGGTTTTGTAATTGGGAAAGTGCTTCGTCTTTTGTGAGAGAGCATTTAGGATAAGTAAGGAAATAGTTTTTGGCATTTATTTTAAATTGTTTTGTAGGATGCATGGTCAATGGACACCGATTGACTCTCCAAAACAACTTGTCTATGCAATCGGTGTATTGGGGTCTTATTTATACCTGGACACCAAATGGCAAAGTCGTAATTCACATAAGAAATTCATACCCTTACGGTCCAAAAAGCGGCCATCCGTATAATATT